TGTGGCGAGATCTCCGCGCTGGTGTGGACTGAGACGTTAATGCACCACGTGTTGCTCTACGGCAACGCATTCGCCGAGATCGAGCGGGACTCATCCGGCAACGTCCTCGAGCTAAAGATATTGCGCCCTGACTGGATGACAGTCGTGCGCAATCCATTTAGCGAGATGCTGAACTACGAGTACATGCAGCCGCAGGTCGGCAGGCGAGTCCTGCAGGCCCGTGATGTGTTCCACATTCGAGGCCTCGGTTTCGATGGCATGCTTGGCTATTCTGTTATTAAGATGGCCCGTGAAAGCATCGGCCTGACGATGGCATCGGAGCGGTTCGGCGCCAAATTCTTCGGTGCTGGTGCGAGACCTTCTGGCGCTCTCACCCATCCCGGCAGGCTCAGCGACGATGCTCGCGGCCGGCTGCGCCAAGACTTCGAGCGCCTGCACCAGGGCGTGAACAACTCTCACCGCGTGGCAGTCCTTGAGGAGGGCATGACTTGGAGCGCTCTGGGAATACCTCCCGAGGACGCGCAGTTTCTTCAGACCCGCCAGTTCCAGCTCGCCGAAGTCGCTCGGTGGTTCAACATCCCGCTCAGCAAACTCCGTGATAGCAGCGGCCAGTCATACTCCACGATGGAGATGGAGAACATGGTCTTCCTGACGGAGACCCTGCGCCCATGGCTGATCCGCATCGAGCAAGAAGTCCGGGCCAAGCTGCTCAACACCTACGAGCAGAGCTGCTACTACGCTGAGCACCAGATCGAGGATCTGCTGCGCGCTGATCAGTCGGCACGCTACGCGGCATACGCTGTGGGGCGTAACTGGGGATGGTTGTCAGTTAACGAGATCCGGGCCAAGGAGAATTTAGAGCCAATCGAGGGCGGCGATGTGTACATGCAGCCGCTGAACATGCAACCGATCAACGCGCCGACCGGACCGAGCGCGCCGTCATCCTCGCCTGCCGTGGGTTCCGTCACTCCTGCGGACACCCCAACCACGGCAGGCGAGAACTCCATCGACGAGCCAGACGAGACCAACGATCTGCCTGTCACGCATGAGTCTGTTGTGCGTCTGGCTGCCGCAATGACCGAGCATCAGATCATGTCGTGCGAGCACGGCAGCACCAATCGCTGCCGCATCTGCGGCATCGAGCGAGAGCGCGAGCTAGTGCCCCCGGCAGTGCCCGGTGGCGAGCACGGCTGGCGCATCAAGTGGAGACCCATCGGCACACCAGGAGCGCAGCCATGATCGAGATCAGGGCGGGTGGAACGGTTCAGGCCGAAGGTAACAAAGTCGTCGGCTATGCCGCCGTGTACGGACCGATGAGCGAGGACCTTGGCGGGTTCCGCGAGGTCGTGGCTAACACAGCGTTCCAACGATCCATCAAGGAGGGAGTCGATGTGCGTGCGCTGATAGGGCACGACGACTCCATGGTGATCGGCAGGATGTCGGCCGGCACACTCCGGCTGCGCAGCGACGAGAAGGGTCTGGGAGTCGAGATCGATCTGCCTGACACAAGCTATGCCCGAGACCTGCGTGAGCTACTCAAGCGTGGCGACATATCCCAGATGTCGTTCGCTTTCAGCGTGCCAGATGGTGGCGACTCTTGGGGGCCGGGCTCAGACGGCACCAAGCGTTTGCGGACCTTGAACGATGTCAATCTCCATGAAGTCTCGGTGGTCGCTGTGCCTGCGTATCCGGACACGACAGCGGCACTCAGGTCGATGCGGACCGGCATGATGTCGTTCCGTGATCGTCAGCTCTGGTTGGCACGCTATCGGCGCATCGTGCGCTGATCGTGTCGGCGATATGTTACGCATATGGTTCAAATACCTATTTTAGGAGTCCGATATGAAACATGCAGCAGTGATCGATCAACTCATCGAAGAGCGCAAGTCTCTCGTGAGCAAGCTTGAGTCGTTGAACAAGCGCGAGCTGACACCAGAAGAGCAGGGCCAATGGGATGAGCTCACCGCCAAGGTGGCTGACCTTGACACTCGCGTGTCCGCAGTCGAAGAGGCGGTCGCTAAAGACCCACAGGACGATCAGGACGCAATCGACGCGGCAGCCGCTGCTGACATGAAATCCGAGCAGAACAACAAGTCCATCAAAGGCCTTGAGTCTCGCCTGACCATCCTGCGCCGCAATGCGGCAAACCGCGCCAAGGCTCCACGTATGCCAGTGGGCGTTCCAGCCTACGTGAGCGACCTCAACGATCGTCGTGCTCATGCCGACCACAGCAACGCACTGCGTGCGTGGGCGCTGCAGCCGACTGGCCTGACCACCAGCGAGCAAGCATCCGCAGCAGAGCGCGTAGGACTCGGCCTTCAAACTCGCGCGATCACCGCTCACCTGTGGGCGAAGGCTCCAACCGGTCGCGCCGACTCTATCGCTCGCCCTAAGACTGAAGAGCATCGTGCCCAGTCGGTCGGCACCACGACCGCTGGTGGTTACCTAGTTCAGACCACTTTGAGCGATGCGCTCGAAAAACAACTCTTGTACTACGCGAACGTGCGTGAAGTCGCTCAGGTTATCCGGACCAGCACCGGCAACCCATACGACATCCCGACGGTGAACGACACCACTAACAAAGGTGAGATCATCGCGGAAAACACCGCGTTCAACGCGCAGGATCTGGCGTTCAGCAAGGTCACGCTGAACAGCTATAAGTACTCCTCGAAATTGGTCCTATGCTCGATCGAGCTCCTTCAGGACAGCATTGTCGACATCCCAAGCCTCCTCGGCGAGATGCTCGGCGAACGTCTTGGCCGTATCCAGGCTGATCACTTCAGCACCGGTACTGGCTCGAGCCAGCCACAGGGTCTCGTGACGGGTGCTACTGCTGGCGTCACCGCAGCATCGGCCACCGCCATCGCCGTCAACGATCTGCTCGGCCTTGTGCACAGTGTGGACCGCGCCTATCGTCAGGACGCTAAGTTCATGATGCACGACAACGTACTACTTGCGATCCGCAAGCTCCAAGACACCTTGGGCCGGCCGATCTTTACCGAGTCGTACATCGTTGGCGAGCCAGACCGCCTGTTCGGCTACCCGGTCATCATCAACAACTCGATGGCCAGCAGCATCGCCACCGGCAATAAGACTATCCTCTTCGGCGACTTCAGCAAGTACATCATCCGTGATGCGCTTGATGTTCAGATCGTCCGACTCGATGAGCGTTACGCCGAGTACGGTCAGGTTGCGTTCACCGCATTCCTCCGGAGCGACGCCAAGGTTCTCATGTCCACCGCGATCCGCCTCCTCACACAGGCGTAATCGGAGGCAGCATGAAAATCCAACTACTCGTCTCCATGGCAAGCGACACCTTGTCATGGAGACCGGGCGACCTGCTAGAGGTTGACGAAGCCGAAGCCAAGCGATTGGTGGACGCTGAATACGCTATCGTCATTGTCTCAGACCCTGAGACTGGCGAGTCCAAGAGATCGAGGATCAAGGAACGGAGATAAGCACCCATGGCACTCTCCGTACTGACACCATGCGCTTCCGAGCCAGTGACCTTGGCGACAGCCAAGTCCTGGCTCCGGCAGGACAACTCAGCAGACGATGATATTATTAGCGGGCTCATCAGTGCCGCTCGAGACCATGTCGAGCGGTTCACTCGTCGGTCGCTAGTGCGCACCACATGGCGCATGACGCTCGATACATTCCCCGGTGGTCCGCTGGAGCAACCGAGGTTCTTTAACGCTCCCTACGAGACCATGCGCCGCACATGGCGGTATAATTTTGATACGTATGTCGGATCGCCTATCGAACTACCTCGAGGGCCGGTGACAGCCGTCACCACCAGCGACGGTTATGCTTACAACATGCCGCGAGTGCGGTACTACGACACTAACGGCACACAGCGGACTCTGGTGCTCGGAACGGACTATGAGCACGACCTCGATAGCAACCCGCCAAGGTTGCAATTGCCTCCGATGATGTACTGGCCGCTGACGCAGCCCGGCAAGTCGAACTCTGTCGAGGTGGACTTCGTGGTCGGCTACGGCACGGCGGCAGTTCAGACTCCACCGCTCATGCGTCAAGCGATCCTGATGTTGGTGGCGCACTGGTACGAGCACCGCGAGGCTGTCGGCTCATTCGGATCTGAAGTCCCGCTGGCTGTGGACAGCATCCTCCGCATCTACCAGATGGGAGACTACCAGTGACTGTCATCGGCGACATGCGCAAGCGCATCGAGCTGCAGGCGCCAACTGACAGCATCGACGCCTACGGGCAGGCCACGCGCACCTGGGCGACATACGCCACGGTGTATGCGGCTGTCGTTCCATCCAGCGGTAGCGAGTCGGCTGTGGCTGACATTATGCAGGTGACTCAGACACACACGATAACGATCCGGTATCGAAGCGATGTGGCGGCCACTCACCGGGCGGTATACGGGAGCAGGCATCTCAACTTTGTCTTTGTGCGCAACATCGACGAGCGCAACCAGTGGATCGAGATCACCGCCACCGAGAGAGAGGGCGGCTGATGTTAATCAAAGCAAAGCTTGCTGGCGTGGCTGCGGCTGTCGCCAAACTCAAGGATCTGGCTGCCAAGCGAGTCAAGGCAGCGCTCAAGCGCGCGGCACGGCTGGCGTCGTCGCCTGTCGTCAAGACCGTGCAGTCGTTGGCTCCGCAGCTCAAGAAAACAATTAAGCAAGGCGGCAAGAAAGTCCCTGTGTATGGAGCGTCTGGCGCTCTTCGCAAGTCGATCGGTTTTAGGATCGGCGTGAACCGCAAGAACGGCCAAGTCTATTCGATCGTCGGACCACGGCGCCGCAAATCGTTCAAGCCGATCATGGCATTCATTAAGTATTACAAGCCTAACAAAAATGTCGCAGCCAAGCACAACGTCATGGTGCGAGTGCACCCCGGCAACTACGCGCACTTGGTGGAGAGTGGGTTCACCGCCAAGGTCTGGAGCCATGGCAAGCGCGTTAAGGTAGCGGGCAAGTATTTTCTGAAGAACGCTCTGGCGAGATCAGGTCCGGTCATCGAACAGATGACCATCAAGGCTGTCACCGAGGAGCTTGCAAAGTGAGCCAATTGGCGAAAGTCGTTCGAGACTATTTGATAGCTCGCACCGGTTACGCTGCGGCACTGCCGGGCGGTATCCATCCCGAGCAGGCACCTCAGGGCTCGGCCATCCCGTACATGGTGACAGAAGGCACTAACAGAACGCGCGAGCTCGCACTCGACGGTACGGTGGCCGCAAGCACGGAGACCGTCCAGTGCACCATCGTGGCCGGCACACGGGCCGCATCCGCCGTATCGGCAGACTGGGTGATCGCACAGATACAAGCCACACCGGCAAGGCAGACGATCGGGACGACTGTTGTGCATCATTGGAGGATCGACGATCAGTCCGATAGTAGCGAGTCGTTCTCGGACGGATCGGACGAACAGGCGCGCATTACAACTCTTGTGATAACTGGCACCATGGAGGGCGGATAATGGCTAAGGTACTTGCGATCGGCTCATCGGCAACGATTGCGACGATCACGATCAGTGGCGGAACCGAAACCACAGGCACACCGACTCCGTTGCTCAATCTGATATCGGTGGGGCCTAACTCCGCCACCATCGCCACCAGCGATCAGACTGGTATCGGCGATGGCACGCTGGTGAAATACCCAGCACGCATCGATCCGGGCACTGTGCAGCTCGAGTTTTTCCTCGATGACACCGCGACCGCAACCAACCAATTGACAACCCTTCGGGCTCGCCTCACAGGCAAAACCAAAAGCGTGATCGCTGTCGACTTCACCGGTACGGCCATCGACACGCTGATCACCTACACGGGCTACATCACAGACGTGACGAGTCCTAATATAGCGGCTGGCGACGACACCTTGAAATATCAGGTCACCCTGACTATCAGCTCCGCATTGACGGTATAACGAGGTAGCACATGGCACTGGACAGGTCTGCGATATTGTCTCGGACTAAGGGTAGGGTGGAGCGCGTCGAGGTCCCTGAGTGGGCAGACGTGATCCACCTCCGGGAGATCAGCGCCAGCGAGCGTGACAATTACGAAGGCAACAGTATCGAGGCCAAGGGCATGGCGAAGTGGTCCAACATGAGGGCCAAGCTGCTGTGCCTCTGCATCTGCGACGAGGCTGGCAACAGACTCTTCGGTGATGCCGACATCATGCTTGTTGGCCAGCTCCCTGCCGGGCTGGCTGATCGTCTCTGGCATCGGTGCCTGTCATTATGTGGCTTGTCCAAGGACGACGTGGACGCACTCGAAAAAAACTCCGTGAGCGACCAACCCGCCGCTTGATGTTCGCACTGGCGGGACATCTCGGGATGACGGTCGCTGAGCTGGGCGAGCGAATGACATCGGTGGAGCTGTCCGAGTGGATCGCCCTGAGCCGCATCGAGCCATGGGGCGCAGCTCGAGGTGATGTGCAGGCTGCCACGATGGCGTGGGCCGCGACTGCGCCATGGAGCAAGGAAGTCTCTCTCGCCGACTACCTGCCACGGTACGGCGAGGAGCGTGTCGAGAACAAAATGAGTCCGGAGCAGGCGCGGGCGATTCTGTTGTCTGCGGGTGGCGTGGAGGTGAAGCGCAATGGCTAGCATCATTCGCACATCACTCGCCATGGGCTGGGACGGCAAGCAGGCCGAGAACGGCCTAGCGAAGATGGGCAAGACTTTAGACGAGAGCGGCAAGAAGGCCGAAAAGGTCGGCAAGAAAGTGGCCGATACGGCCAGCAAGTCCGCCGCTCAGGCCTCATCAAGCGGCTCCATGTTTGCAGGTGCCACGGACCTGACCAGCGTCGCAGGCATGGCTGTCTCGGCCGGCAACGCTGTGCTCGCCTTCGCTAAACTGGGTGGCGCGCTCGAGACCATGCAGATCAAGGCCGCCTACATGGCCGGTAGTTTTAAAGGTGGAGTGGCCGCCATCGAAGAGATGCGTGATGCCTCGATGGCATCAGGCGTGGCCCTGGCTGACAACGTCAAAGGCATGAACGCTCTCGCCACGGCTGGGTTCAGCGTCAAGGCGTCCACTGACACCGTCAAGTCTCTCCAAGGCGCTGCGGAGCTGCTTGGCGAAGGTGGCATGGGGATGCTGACATCGAGCATCGTCAGTATGCAGCGAGCAGGCATGGCGGGAGAGGCGGAGATAAATGCACTACAAGCTAGCGGACTAAAGGTGTATGAAGCGCTTGCTGAGAACATGACCAAGGCTACCGGCAAGGCGCACTCAGTCGAGGACGCCATGTCGGCCGTTCGTGACGGCACCGTGAGTGTCGCCAAGGGCATCGCGGCAATCACTGCGGCCGGTGCTAGTGATGCGCTGAAAGAAGCCAACGAACGATTCACCGGATCCTTCGAGGGTCAGTTCAAGAGGCTTGTGGAAACTGCCACCGAAACATTCCGCGATATTTCAAAAATCATGCTGGATG